CACGACACACGGCAGGGCCGTCGTGTTGTCCCCCGGCGCAGCCACACGGAGCCCGTCAGCTTCGAGCAGGGCGATCAGGTCGTCGACGGTCACGCGACACCCCACCCCTCCTGCTGTGGCGTCCAGTAGTCACGGAGATGGTGGCCGAGGTCGGCCGGGATGAACGTGCCGTTGGCGGTCACCAGCCCTTCGACGTCGCCGCTGGTGGTCGGCACGTCCTGGTAGATGCGCTCACACAACAGTCGGGCACCGATGAACAGCAGCGAGCTGTCGGGATCCAACGCGTCGACGGTGGACGAGATGTCCCAGGCGATGTACTCGAGCGCGGCCTCGGCCGGTTCGAGCAGGTCAGCGGCGGGCACGTTCAATCGTGCCGCCGCCGCTTCAGCGATCGCCGTCGGGTCGATCATCGGCGGTCACTCCTCCGTCGACGGTGTCGGCACCTCTGGCGCGGGATCCGGCGCCGGCGCGCCCGTCTTGGTCTTGCTCTTCGGCTTCCCCGACGTGGCGCCAGCGGGTGCGAGTCCGAGCACCTCGCGGTTCGGGTCGTCGTACTGGTCGCCCATCACGCGCCCTGGGTGATCTTGACGATCCCGGTCGGTTCGATGACGTGACAGTCGAAGTCGCCGGCGTAGCCGACCTGGACGCCCCACACCGACGGCTCGACGACCTGCAGGTTGCCGTACACGTACTCGAAGCAGCGTGCCGCGGCCGTCGAGTAGACGAGCACCGTGCCCGGGTTGAGCCCGGCACTCATCACGGTCTTGATGCCGGCGATCGAGCCGACCGGCCCCTGAGCGATGTTGGCGGCGCTCGGGAACCCGGTGCTGTAGGCGTTGGTCGGGTTGATCGGCGGGAAGATCGGGCCGACGAGGCCGAGCATGTCCGGCGACACGGCCAGGATGATCGTGCCCTGGCCCTTGGTGGCGGCGAACGCCAGACCGGCCGCACCCCACACCGCTTTGGCGATGTCGAGCGCCGTCGGCGTCGCCGGGATCGTCGGTCCGGCCACCGCCGCCGCGGTCAGCACCGTTCCGGTCTCGTCCTCGGTCTCGATGGCGTACTGCTGGGCGAGGTCGGTGATGACCATGTCGAGGATCGCCGGTGACGTCCGGTTGATGTCCTGCCTGGACACGTTGACGTACCCGCCGAAGGTGTCGGCGCCGAGCGGTGTCTTGGTGACCGTCATCTTGCGCGACGCCAGCTCGGTCTTCTCGCCTACCTGCTTGGCGACCTGGGTGTGCTGGGTCACCCTGGCGTACGACCACGAGCCGGGACCGAGGTCCGTCGGCCCGAGCGTCGCGGTGACAGCGCGGGCGACCTCGATGTAGTTGACGACCGGCTGCACGATCGTCTCAGGCAGTAGGCCGGGGTTGTCGGCCGTCGTCTGGTGTGCTGCGGCGCGGTGGAAGATCTCCAGCCGCTGCATCGAGCCCTCGTCACCCATCCGCGCCAGGTACAGGTCGGCGACGTAGGCGCCGGCCGACCGGTACTCGACGTTGGCCTCGCCCGCTGGGCCACCGCGAGCGGAGGCGAACAGTCCGGCGAGCTCGCTCGTGCGACGCGCCGACTCGACCGCGATGCGGGCACCTTCACGCAACGGTTGCAGCTGCGCCTCGAGCTCGGCCATCCGCGTCCCGGCGCGGGTGTACAGCTCCATCTCCTGCTCGTTGAGGTCGCGGTTCGCGGTCTGTGCCGCTTCCACGAGTCCGTCTTGGAACGCTCGCCGCTCCTCGAGCTCGGCTTGCAGCCTGGCGAGCATGGCATCGGTCGCACCCGGCATCGGGCACCTCCTCGTACATCAATCGAATGGGGATGTCGAGGCACCCGTTTCACCGGCCGGCTACTAGCCGTCACTCCTCCGGTGGCGATGCGTCAGTCGAGACCGTAACGCGCGGCGAGCCGGTCCGCCATGATCTTGTCGAGGTTCGGTGTCGGTGACTGCACGACGATCGGTGCCGGCTGCTGCTGCGATCGCACCGCGAGTGGCATCGTGCCGGGATAGGCCGGCGAGACAGTGAGCGCGATGTGGTCGAGGAACGCTTTGAGGATGCGGCGTCGGCTGCGGCCCTCCCAGTGCTGGTTGGCCGGCAGCGCACCGAAACCGACCGAGCCGCCGATCATGCCGTCGTCGGCGTCGGTGAGCACCTGGTCGCCCTCGTCGCCGCGGCGGATGAACAGCTCCGACACGAGACCCTCGGCGCGGTCGGGATGCAGCGCCTGGACGCGGCCAACGACGCGGTCACGGTCGTGTTCGAGGTTGACGAGGAAGCGGTGGGCACGGTTCTGGACGTTGCCGAACGCGCCGGGCTCGAATGACTCCTCGATCATCCGGCCGTGGTACTCGACCGGCGCCCACTCGTCGTAGGGCGCGGCGACGAGCTCGATGAGCCGCTCGGGGAAGCTGACGTTGGTGATCGTCGCCGAGCGGATTTCGATCGGCGCTCGCTGTGACGCTTCGATTGGTGCTGTGTCGGTCATGTCACACTCCCGAGTAGCTCGCCGGCGACCGGCATGCGCGTCCGTTCGATCATCTGCACCTGCTCCACCGTCAGCACGCCGAGACGGATCAGGATGTCCCAAGTCTGCGCCCGGGTCAGCGGGTCGGGCTGCACGTAGGCGTCGCGGTTCACCTCGATGTCGGTGCCGTGGGGCAGCAGCCAGTTCGACAGCGCCGGCATCACCATCCCCGCGATCGGACGCAGCCCGGCACGCCAGTGGTAGTCGAACAGGCTGAGCACGTTCGAGTACGTCATCGAGTCGCCACCCGACGGAAGGCCGGCGAGGAACGGTGGGACGCGCAGCAGCACCGCGATGCGCGACTCGTTGAACTGCAGCAGCTCGAGCAACGCCATGTCCTTCGGTGACAGCTGCACCGCCTCGAACGTCACCCCACCCGACAACACCGCCGGCAGCCCCATCGTCGACAGCCGTGCCTCGATCCACTGCATCTGCAGGTCGCGCGCCTGAGGGCCGGACAGCTCGTCAGGGTGCGTGAGAACGGCGTTGGGGATGGCCCCCGTCGCCGCAAGGTCGGTGCCGTAGCGGGTCAGCATGCGCGCCGCGATGAGCCGCGACCGGCCTGCTTCGAGCGGGCCGTGACCGTGAGCGTCGCCGACGCGGGACTGGTAGCGGATGTGCAAGATGTCGTCGCTGACGTCGGCACCGCCGATCGAGTAGCGGCGGCGCATGCCGACGAGCTCGACGTTCACCAACCACGGCGACACGACATGGAAGCGGGCCGGGTAATTGTTGGAGAACCGTGCCGTGCACAACACGAACGCCTCACCGGACTGGTAGTCCCAGAACAGCTGCTTGGCGAACTCCTCCCACGACGTGTACTGGTCCGGGTCCGGGTTGTCGAGCCACAAGTCCGGCAACGACGACGACGCACCGAGCAGGTACGGCGGCATCGTCGCCAAGATCGAGCTGTTCAGGTCGAGGCACATCCACGCAGTGTCGGTCAGCGACTCCAGCTGACCCCACAACGGCAACGCCCACTCATCGGGCCAGCCCGACCATGCCGACGGGCGCACGATGTTCCGAGGTGGTGCCGCGCCTCCGTCGATGATCTCGACACCGTTCGGATCCCCGCCCGTCGCCGACGGCGGACCGACCGTCCCTGGTGCGGCCTCGATCGGGTCGTTGTCGTTCGGGGTGACCGGTGGCCGCAGCGCACGGGTCTCGACCCTGGGCGGCGGCAGCTCGACCATCGGTACCACAATGTAGTTCCGTTTGCAACGATTGCTAGTGGATCATCGGCGCCGGCCGGTGTACCACCGCAGCGCGCACCGCCAGCGCGGCGGCGCGAATCAGGTCGGATCGGGCCGTGGACGCCAACGCCAACCCGCCCTGCACCGGACGCACCCGACACTCGACCAGCTGCCGATCCATCTCCGGGGTCGCGTCGTGCACCAGCCGCCCAGACTCCACGAGCTCACGGAACAACGGCAACCCGAACCGCACCTCACCCGGTGTCGCCCGCCCCCACGACACCGGCGCCACCGTCGCCAACGTCGGCTCAACCGTCACCCGCCCCGGCACGCCGAGCGTCGCGATGGTGCGGCGGGCATCAGCGAGCGCTGCACCCCGATCCGGACACGTCCACCCGTCGACCTCGAACCGATCGTCATCGACCTCGGCCACAGCAACCACCGCAGCACCACGCCCAAAATTGTCGGCCACCGCCACCCACAGCCGACGCGGCACGCCACCGTGGACGTCCAGACCGGACCAGTGCTCGACGTCGACGAGTGGCTCAACCTTGCGGCGAGCCGTGAGCTTCACCGGCCACTGATTCAGCCACTGGGCACGCACCGACTCGACCGGGTCCGGCTCGTCGTCGTCCTCCGATGCCCACCCCGACAGAGCGCGCTGCACCCGCATTCGGATCCGCTGCTCCCGGTTCGGTGTCCACCACGGTGACGCCATCCGCCATCCATCGACGTCGTCGAGATCGAAATGCCGTGGAGTCGACCACTCGACGATCAACACCGGCTCGCCGACCATCGCCAGATCATCGAGAGCTGCCAGCCGACGATCGAGCATCAATGCCGTAGCCATCCGGTGCGCCGTCGAGATCAACAGCAGCTGTGACTGCTCACCCTCGACCAGCGTCGGCTCCAACCCGTCATCAACCGCCGTCGCCGGGATCGACCACGCCTCGTCGACCACACCGACAGCGACGCTCGCCTGTCCGTACGCGCCACCCGAACGGGCCGAACCTCTCACCACCCGCGCCCACTTCGACCCGTCAGCAAGCCACTCGATCGACGTGTCGTTGTTGTTGTCCAGCGTGGCGTACAGGTCAGGCCGTTGATCGGCGATGCGGATCTCACGGTCCATCGCGCTACGCACCTGCGACATCTGAATCGACATGTGCAGCAGCGGCTGCGGGCACCCGAACCGGTCACCCTGATGCAGTCGCCACGACAGGATCAGCCACAACAGCCACGACTTGCCGAGCTGGCGCGCCAACGTCAGGATCAACGAAAGCCAGACCAACCGACCGTCGGCATCGACCTCGAGCAGCCGGCGCGCCACCAACCGCTGCCACCACCGCAACGTCACACCCCGATGCGTCGCGCACCACCACTCGAACTCACGACCCAGCGACCCGACCGCCAACGGATGCGGAGCCGTCATGAACCGCGGCCACACCGCATCCGCAGGCACATCACGCAGATCGTCCAACCACCCGACGCTCCACACCGGATCGTCCACACCGAAGCCCTCGGCCTCGGCGAGCTCGACCAGACCGTCGTCAACCACCGCCCCACCACGCCTGGTCTCGTTCGCCAGATCCACCGCCTGCCGACGCTGACACGGCCCACACGCCGGACGCTCACGACAACACCCAGACCCCTCGACGTGCCGATGCCGCGACAACGGCGGCACATGATCGACCTCGGTCGCCGGAGCCCCGGCGCACACCAGCCGCAGCTGACACGGCCGACCGAGCAGACGCGCTCGGCGCCGCTGATACCCCGGCCCGTACGGACTACCCCGACGCGGCACGATCCCCGATGATCCCCACCGTCATCGCCCGATCGCGGCCGATTCGCCGCCGGAGAGAGAGATCTGCCCGGACGACGTCCGGCGAGGTCGGGGCCCAGAAAAAACGGTCACGTCTCGTCTCGATGTCGGTTGCGTTCGGCGATGACGGCGGCGAGGTCGATGCCGAATCGCCGAACGCAACCGACATCACAGCGAGTCTCCTTCGGTGTTCGTTACTTGGCATTCACCGCCGGTTCCTGGCGGGTATCCGATCTTCCCGGCGGCGAGCAGGTCAACGACCACGGCGATCATCAGCTTTCGGTTCTCATCGGGCAGGTCTTCCCACGGCACTGCCGTCTCTGGTCGTGTCTCGTATCCGAAGCGTGGGGCGAGCCGTTCGTATGTGAAGTGGAACTGGCGGGCGATCCGCGCCGCCATCGTGTATTGACCCGGGGTCGTCACGTCGCACCCATCCCCGGTATGCGGCCCTCACGGACGTAGCGGGCACGCAGTTGAGCGCTGGTCATGCCAGGGCCACCGTCGTGGTCGTCAACGTCGTCGACCGATGGCACGACGACCCAGTGCTGTTGGACCTTCCACGACAGCGACTCGAACTCGACCACGGCCAGGTCGAACTCGGCTGCCCGTGACATCTCGGCGTCAGCGCCCGTCGATTCGCCAGGGAGTCGCATGATCGCCTGACAGGCGGCGAGGTGGTGCACGTCGAGCCCGTACCAGAACTTCACCGGCCGCGGCGTGACCAGATGCCAGAGCATCGTCGTGTGCGGCAGGAACGGCACCCAGTTCGTGTGCTCGTAGATCGCCGTTGCGACCCGACACGCCCGGTGCGTGTTCTCCACCGGATCGGGATGTGTGTACGGCCCAGCGAGATAGAGCAGCGGGCGAGGCGTGACGGTCATGCTTCCCCCAGTTGATCGTCCGACAGCGGCAGCGGGCACGGCCGGCCCTGGTGCAGTTCGCGTTCCATGCGGTCCATCTGGTCGACGACCAACATCAGCTCGGCAGCGCGCAGGATCACCTCGCGTGGGAAGTTGGCGACGTCACGTTCGACCCTGCCGATCTGACGGTCGGCCTCGGCGAGCGCGGCGGCACTGATCCTGCGGGCGACATCCCAACGATCGCTCACGGTACTCATGGCTGCACCTGAAGGTTGTGGACGGGCAGCGATCCCCAGACTTGGAGCCAGAGCGTCCCGCCGCGGGCGAGGTGGTTGAGCTCGTCAGCGCTCATCGTTGCTGTTCGTCCTCGGTCAGCACGAAGTCCTGGCACCACGGATGGTTCGCCGACACCGCGACCGCACGCCCGTTGGCGTTGAACGCCGAGTACACCATGTCGGTCCCGAAGCATTTCGCGGCGACGCTGGAGAAGCCGTCGGGGAACGAGAGTCTGACCGCCGCGGTGTCGACGTTGTTCAACTTGGGGGCGTCATTGAACTGTTCGGTGGCCTTGTCGCTGCACCCGGCGAAGGCCAGGATCGCGGCGAGCGCGGTCACGAGTCGCCGGGTCCTGCTCATGCTGCACACCCCGCGTCGAGAGCCCCGAGTGCAGTGCGGGCGAGGGCGAGCCATCCGTCGGCACGCCGATGCTCGACATGGACCACAACCGGTTCGGCGTCGTGTGCTTGCAGGCGGCACGCGTACTCGCGTCGGTCGTCGTCGTCGGGGAAGGTGAGCAGGGCGTCCGGGTGGCCGAGGTTCTGGATGCCGATCGTGGCGAGGTCCTCGCCGTTGACGTCGATGCGGATGCGCAGGCTCATCGTGGTGTCGTCCTTTCGTGCAGCCAGTCGTGCCAGGTGGCGTGCAAGGTCCGGTTGAGGTGGCTCTGGTCGTTGTCGGCGACGGTTGCTCCGCATGCGGTGCACGTGTAGAGCGCGGTGCGTCTGTCGGGGTCGCGGTGGACGAGTGCGTAGCGGACCTTCATTCGTGGTCCTTTCGTGGTTCGAGGGTGAGCACGAAGTCCTCGACGGGTCGCAGCCGTTCGAGTCCTTCGGTGACGAGCCGGGTGACGAGCCACGACGTCGACACGACGCGGGCGTCGGCTTCGGCCTCGAGGCGGGCGAGGATGTCGTCGGGCAGTCGGACGTGGACGCCCTTGCGGTTCCGGCTGCGCGGTCCACCTCCGTAGCTGGCGTTGCCGTCGCTCTCGATGTTGTCTGGCAGCTCCATCACTCGTCCTCTTCGTCGTCGAGCTCGAACTCGAACGTCACCGACGACGCCCCGGGCACCACCGAGAACGTCACACCAGGGAACCGTTCGTTCAGCTTCTCGAGGATGACCGCGGTCTGTTGCAGGGTCGGGTGCGGTGTGATGCCGACGATGACTCCGGTGCGTCTGGTCACGAGAACAGCGTCGTTTCGTGGTCGGTTTGCGCGCGTGTTTCGTGCGCGTTCGCGTGCATGCGTCGACCGGTGGAGCACGCGCACGGTTCGACGGCGTGGCAGTGACACGGCCGCGTGTCGGTCGGAGTGCAGTGGTCGGGGTTGTGCGCCCGTGCCGCGGGCACCTCGACCCAGCCCGTGCCATCGCACTGTTCGCAGATGAGCGGGGCGTCCTGACGGCCGGCGTCGGCGAGCGCGGCGCGTCGTGCGGCTTCGTACTGCTCGAGCAGCTCGGCGATCGTCGGTGCTCGCTTGGCCGTCGCTTCGAGCCGGCGCAGTGCGATGCGTGCGTGGCCGGCGTCGAGTGGTTTGGCGGCGTCTTCCCACACGTAGCCCTTCGGCCCGTTCGGCCACGTGTCGATCATCCGTCGGGCGAACCGTCGCGCTTCATCGTCATTCATGATCGAAATCTCCACAGCGGGCCGACAACGCGCGAATGGTGATGTTTGGTTTCACCGATGAAACGCGCGCGGGGTACGGGTCGGGTCGGGTCGGGGTGGACGTGACACCGCCGTGAGTCACTGCGTGACATCACGCGAACTTCCCGCGGTCGTTGCGGCGTTTCCGGGCTTGGCGTTCGCGTGCCGACGCGCGCTCGGCGAGGACCTGTTCGCGCGACGGGTTGTACTCGAGGTAGTCGGGCATGACGAACCCGTCGCCGTTCTCGACCCACAGTGCCGAGTCGACGAGCGCGGCGATCTCGCGGCGGTGTCCGTAGTCCCGGGCCACGTCGGCGGGGATGTGTCCGTCCAATAGATATTGGGACGAGTGAGTTCCGCAGCGCACCCACAGCCCGACCGCGGCGTTGCCGGAGCGGACCACCTTGGGGTGGTTTGCGAAGCTGTCGTCGAGCCTGAACCAGGGCATCACCCATCGCCGTCCTCGTCCTCGTCGTCGAAGGGGATCTCCTGCACACCGCGGGCTTCGTCGACCTTGCGGCGGGCGCCGTTGAGGATCGCCCGGGCGGAGGCTTCGTCGACGAGGGTGCCGAACGTGGTCTTGATCGTGTGGACTCGGCGGAGTTCGTCGGTGTCCTTGATCGGAACGAACGCGACCTTGGACACGGTGCCGCGCAGAACGACGTACACGGTTTCGCCGTGGTCGAGTTCGACGGGCGCGATGTCGAGTGATTCGGAGAGTCCGTCGCCGGCGTTGGTGATCTGGACGGCGCATTCGGTGACGTCGTGTTCTGCGAATGGGGCGAGGTCGTTCACGCCACGGCTCCGAGGTCGATCATGCGGTCGTAGAGGTCGGCGGCGGACTGTTGGAGTTCGGTGACGGTGTCGGCGAGTGCGGCCCTGGCTGCGTCCCCGGCTGCGGCCCTGGCTGCGGCCCAGGCTGCGGCCCTGGCTGCGTCCCCGGCTGCGGCCCTGGCTGCGTCCCCGGCTGCGGCCCTGGCTGCGGCCCAGGCTGCGTCCCAGGCTGCGTCCCAGGCTGCGTCCCCGGCTGCGGCCCAGGCTGCGTCCCTGGCTGC